CCTTGCGCAACCATCGTCTGGGAGGTTTGCGCCGGGGTGTTCTGACCGGGGTTCTCTCCCGCCAGCATGTCTGTGGAGCCGCTGATCCGCTGGGTATAGTTCACCAGGAACCCGAGGACTTGGAACAGGACATTGCTTGGCTCCCGCACAGGGAGGGGGAAGATACTCTTTTGCAGATCGTCCCCGGTACAGTCAACTCGGTTCCACCCGAACTGGGTGAAGGTGTACTGGCCACCGCGGAACTTAACTCCTCGCGCGAGGAACCCGCCGGCGGTGTTAGCCAGGGTTCCTGCATCCACCAGCTGGTTAAGGATCGTATTGACCGCTTCGTTGAGCGGCCCCAGCAGCACACCAAACCCCATCCCGTAGACCGAACCATCCGGACTCGGGATCAGCACATACCCTGTGAATTGCTCCGTGGCCTTAATCCGAAGGATTCGATTCCCCACCTTCTCAACGTCCGCCGGATCCTCCCACCTCGCAATGATCCGAGCAACTGACTTCGAGTTCGCTTCGATCGTGATGATGTAGGGCTCTGCATACCCATCACCGTCGGCATCCAGCCAGCAATGCTGTTCCAAAAACGTAAGCGGCGTTGACTCATCCGCGAAGGGAGGGTTCAGCCCCATCCGCCTATCCGCCTCAACCTGCCCTTCCATCTGGGGTGGGGCACTCGGCGACTTGTACCAAGCCTCGTCGAGGAAGTCCCGGAACACTCCCCCCACACACCTCTCGTGGACTTCGTTCCGGTAGAGTTCAATCACATGGGTCTTACGGGCGCAAGTCTCTACACTCTTCGCGTAGTAGTCCATGACCAGCTTCACCGATGGGACCATCTCGGAGACGTTGATCCCTTGCACTGGGACGTAGCGGCTCTTCTTAAAAACACTCCCCACAATCGGGAGTTGGAGCAGCAGACGATCCATCTGCTCTTCCCATGCCTGATCCTCTTCGAGGACTTGGTAAGACATGTAGGCGCCGACCCGAATCGCGCGGGAGTGCTGGGTACCTTGCGGGTCCGAACCAGGCACCCGCGCCTTGACAATGTTCGTCCCCTGAATCAGCGTCGGGTAGGCGCGGGAGTGGAACTCCATCGCCGCAATCGTCACGAGGGGGAAGGCGACGTTCGAGCACCCCGGCCACGGGAAGGACTTTTCCCGCTGCAGTTGCAGGGCGAGATCCATCGCTGCTTGGGTGCGCCGGAGCCACGTCGAGCGGCTCTGCACATCCCGATCATACCCATCCCAGCACCAGTCCCCAATCCTCCTCAAATCGCCTTCGGAGAACCTCGAAGTCAGGTTCGCCTCGTGACAAATCCTGTCATCGAGCTTGATCTGGGTTTCGAGGTGGAGCATCAATAGCCCGTAGTTGTATTGCGTCCGAGGAAGCGACGGGGGTCGTGCTCACGCATATCCCACTCCTCGTCATCCATCACATCGTCGTCTTCGACGTCCGGCATCTCTTCGAACCCAAGGCTCAGCAGCGCGACCGAGTCGAACTGGTCATCCAGCTGCGCTTCCGCATGCTCGGAGAAGGAAAGGATTTCTTCCTGCATAGGGGTATACCAATCCTTGTCGGTATCCCACCTTACCCCACCGCCCTTCATCCGCTTCTGGAAACTCTTGCCGCGGGAGGCCTTGTCCTTGATGGGAGTACGGGCGACGAAGTTGATCCACTCTCCCCTCCGCAGCATCTCTTTCTTGATCGTAGGCCAGAGGGACAACCAGATCTGCCCCGACTCAACCCAGAAGAGATCAGGGTGCCACTTGCGGTTGGTGTCGAACAGGGCGTCGATGATCTCGGAGGAGTCCATCCGTCCCACCGTCTGATCGACAATGTGCAGCAGGTTACCGCGGTCCATCTTCCCGGTCGTGATCGAAGTGCGGTTCGCTTTGTCCGCCTTCGAAATCGCAAAGTCAACGCCCACCCCAAAGATCCCCTCTTCGTCGTGGTCGGACTCCTTCATCGCCTGGAACCAGTCCTTCTTGATGTAGTTTGTCTCGTCATCCCGCGGATCGTTGAGGTACTCTTGGGAGTAACCCACCGCGTCTTGGTCGTCGATGAACTGTTGACGAATCTCCCGCAGGATCTCTTCGTTGCTCATCCCCCGAATAGGATCGCGACGGGCTTCCCAGAGTTGCTGGGAGAAGTCATTGAAGCTTGCGTGGGCGCGGTAGAGCTTCGAGGCCCACGACTTGCTCGTCATCAGGCGGGAAAGCATTGAGTGCTGGTGGAGGATCGTGCCGTGCCACCTGACCCTCGCACCCAGCGATGCCGCCGGAATCAACGCGCGGTTGACCCACCGACTCAGCTTCCTCCGCCGATCAACCGAAGCGACCTGCTCATCTTCTTCCACGTCATCCATCAAGATCAGATCGGGCCGCTTCCCGTGCCACTTCATCCCGCGGACTCGCTGCTCAACACCACGAGCGATTACACGGAAGCGCCAGCCGTCGCTGCAGAGGACAACGATCTCTCCCTTAGAATCCGTCTCGAGCTTGGTGATCCCAAACTCTGCCCTCAGCTCGTCGTTCTCCCTCAGTTCCTTCGCCATGTCCCCGAGCTGCGTCATCGCAAGCTCTTCCGTCGACGACACAATCAAGACGTGGCGGGAGAAGCGGAAACAGACTGAGGCCAGTCCGAAGTCGTGGGTGAGGGCGGTTGACTTGGCGTGGCCCCGAGGAGCAGCCACGGCCACCAACCGTGTATTGGAGCAATAGAGCTCCCAGCACTCCCGATGGAACGGGGGGGTCGGCTGAGGGTCAGCATACCCCTCGCTGAGGTAGACCCCAGCGAAGTTCTCAACGAGGAGTGCGTCGAGTTTCACGCTCAGCCCCCGGCCAGAGCCTTCTGGATCGCTTCGACCAAGGCTTGGCGACTCAGGTTCTGGGCGGCAGTAACCGTGGCCCACTCAGCCTCTGTCAAGGCCGTCCGACCATCGGCCTGGGCATTCTTGATGATGTTGGAGATCTGGGCGGCACTAGTGACCGAGTTTGTCACGGTGTTGAGGACGTTGGCGAGGACTTCAATCGCGCTTGCGACGTCAGCAGTGTTCACTTGTGGACCCCTTGCGCAGCGAGCATTGCCGCGAGCTGGTTGAGGATGGAAGTGGCGATGGCGAGCTTCCCTTGGGCGGTCGAGGTGTCACCGCCGGCTTCCGCGGCACGAGCAGCCGAGATCGCTGCCGTCGCTTGATCCCCTAGCGCGAGAGCTTGTTGGGCCACCGCCGGCTTCAGTTGCCCCGACGACACCGCAACCGCGGCGGACTGTTCAAGCGCACTCACCTGCCCCTGCGCGTAGGCGAGGCCTTCATCCAGCGACTGCGGGGCAACGACCCCAACCTGGGCACAGGCGGCGATGATCGCCAACGCCATCATTGCGAAAAACTTTCTCATTGCGAATTCCCCTTCGGGATGGTGATGGTAGTGCCATTCTCGGTCGCTGCCGGATCGGCATAGGTGAGATAGTGCGCGGACAGGGCAGCGAGCCCCACCTTGCAAAACTCGACGAGGTCCTCCGCTCCTTGCACGTGATCCACTCGCACGTAGAACCAAATCCCCGCCATCCCGAAGGCAGCGAGGAGTTTGGCCGTGGCTGCGTTGAAGTAGTTGCTCACGGTTGGTACACTCCCGTTTCCATCTGCTCCGCAAGGCGATTAGCCCGTGCAGTAGTTTGCTTCGCCCACAAAGAATCTTTCATCTCTGCGGCAGCTCGGGACCAGTTCTGGTGTTCCACGGCGAGAAGGAACTCGTGGAAACCGTTTACTCCTTCCAGGCCCAACTGAAAGAGCATAGACAGGATCACCGCCTTTCGTTCGTCCTTGAGGAAGGGGTACCAGCTAAAGGCCTTCTCGGCAAGCTGCTCCACCTCGCACATGTCGCTCATCAAGAGGTAGTTGGCCTCACCCGTGGAAATTCCGTGGGTGTCGAGAGCGCGGCCAGTGCCAATGGTGGGGTGCCCTACCACTGTCGTTCCCGGCTTGATGGGGAGGCCGGTGGCATCGTCGTAGACATGCAGCACCGTGCTCTCGTCCCGCCTCAGCATCCTCTCAACCATCACCTCAAGTGGGGTCACTTCCCCTTCCCCTTCGGCTGCGCCATGTTGAACCTCTGCCGCGTCGGCTGCCCCGGACTCGGCGGATTCTCCTTAGGTCCCGGCTTGGCGGGGCACGGATACTTCCCGGCTTTCGACATCGATGACTCCTTGCGAGTTGAGATTGCGGAGGCGCTCCGCACTGCGTTCCAACCAATTGGGTTCACGGGCGGCGGGCGCGGGGGCAACCTTCGCCCCGAACCCTCCCATCCCTACCGCCTTCGCCCCGAGGGCGGCGCACTGGAGGGCGAGCTGCGGATCAACGTTCTGGGCCGGCTCCGAAAGCTTCTCGAGGAGGATCTCCTGGCTC